GGTAACTTTGGATTTTAGAGCAGCCTCGAAAATTGTCTTAGCTTTCTCTCTAAACTCTTCGGAAAGTTCCTGACCACCAAGAAGTGCATTAACATCATCATCGATGTCAACTTCATCAGTGATTTCGGGAAGTTCAGTAGTTTCTTCTACTGTCTCTTCCTCAGCGACCACTTCCTCTTCAGAAGTTTGATCCTCAGCAACAACCTCTTCCTCTTCTTTAGGTTCTACTTCTTCTTTTTTAACTTTAGACATAAAACCTTTTACTGATTTGAGATTTGCTGCATATGCACCTTCACCAGCTGGATCCTTTAATTTATTAGAATCGTCTGTTGGTGAATTATTTTCTGGAGTTGGGCCACCGAGGTCTTCATAACTCACGCCTGCCATAGTTTGCATAGGCTCAGCTGGTTTTGCACCCTTGGTTACGGCGTTCTCCATTTCTTGTAAATTTTTCCCACGGGACATTTGAACTCTCCGAATTACCTTTGTATAATCTGTTTTTATTTATATATTTAAAGATTTGCTAAGAAATCTTCAAAGACGCTTAATTTCTTTTCGTCTAATTTGTTTTGATCAACTAGAGTGTTGATACGTTTGTATGTTTTAGTTGCAATCCTCTCACGAAGTATGCCACCATCCCATACCCAGTCCTTTCCTTCCATGATGCCATCCACGAAAGCATCTGGAGCAGAAGGATCTGCAACGATATCAGCAGCGGTAGCAAGAGTAAAATCTTCTCCCACCACACTGTATCCTTCGTTAGTTTTATTTAAAGATCCCACACCTCTTGATGAAACACCAAGTTTAACACCCTCACCTAATAAATTAGATGCGATTTTACCCATTGGAGTGCTAAGAATCTTTGCTTTTCCTATAAAGTTATTTCCATCTTCTTTAAGAGAAACAATTTTATGTGATACTCTGTCAAGATTGACAGTTGGGCCATCTGGATGACCTAGTTCTCCAAGAGCTCTACCTTTCTCTACGAAGTTTTCGTTATATCTTCCAACTTCACGAGCAAGAGTTTGCATTGGATACATTCTACCATTACGATTTTTTATTTCACTTTGAAGGAATACACCTTCAATAAACAAGTTCTTCTTACCGTTGCGATTCTCAACAATAACTTCAACCTGTTCTATTTCTTCTGTAATGAGTTTCATTATTGTGCTCCTGAGATTTGAACCTGTTGTGCAAATAATTGACCAGATGTTGTATGGTCAGTCACCGCTGAGACAGCTAATTGTCTTCTTGCCGATGCAGCGGTAACAACTGCGTTGTCGGAGTTAAGAACTTGACTGTCGTGATCAATTGTTAATTTAGCACCAAATTGTGCATATCCAATCGTTCTAGCTTCTTGTATTGAAACAATTTTTGCTGTCGTATTGAATCCAGTTACACCAGTAACACCAGATATCACAAGAACATCATTAACTTTAAATGGATTACCCATTCCCTCTGGGAGTGTGATAACTGTTGCAGCTCCTTTTGTAATTCCAGCGATTCCAATAGAACTGACTCTACCTAAATTTAAAGTTGCAGACGTATTTGCAGCAACATAATAATCAGATGTGGTTGCAGGCCCAGTTGTGCCAATCGCTACATGTTGACCAGCGTTTTTAGCAACTACTCTAAGTGTGTCTGATTGAACTGTAAAAGTTTGTGATGCACTTGTTTGATTTGTTGCAAAACTAAATCCAGTACCTACAGGTTGATGTGCCATTTACTCTTCCTCTTCGGTTTCTTCATCATTATCAAGTTCACCAACTGTTTCTGCTTCTGGTTCTACATCTTCTTCAGATTCAAGTTCATAACCCATCATTGCATTTGCAACCGCAGGCTTGAGCGCATCAACTTTTGAAGTAGCCTTTGCAAATAATTGATTTTTTATTGAATCACTAATTTCAGATGGAGATTCATCTGCAATCATCAAGTTCATTAATTCATCCATGAGATAAAAATCCTATACCTATGTTTTATTTATATCTCGCCACCTTTGGGAGATTCTGGAGCCTCGACACTATCCGTATCAACATCTGGTTCTACTTCACTTTTAGGTTTACTTGTTTGAGTTTTTTGTTCTGCATCCATTGCCATTTGTGCAATCTGCATCTCTTGTTCAGTTGGTGGAATCATACCAGCAGATCTCTCTTCATCCATTAATTTGTCTTGTTCTGCAATGTCCATATCATTCTGACGTAAGATTTTACGTCTAATATAATCAATAGAAAAATATTTTCCAATGTAAGGATCAGCACTTGCAACAAGTCCTAATCTATCATTCATTAATTCAGCATCTTTTAACTCTGCAAAGTGATTATCATACAAGTAATCGTATTGAATATGATCACTCATCTGTTCCCATTCTTCGGGAGTGCAAATATTTTTAAGAATCAATTGAGTTTTAAGTATGTCATGGAAAAGATTACTAAATCTCTTTCTCATTCTTCCAACAAACTTAGTAAATTTAAGTTCATCTCTTAATATTTCAGATGAACGACCTAAACTAAATCCACTATTATCAGCTAAACGAGACTCTGGAACATTTAAAGAACGGAAAAGTTTCTTTTGGAAATACTCTACGTCTGTAAGTTCTCCTAAGTTTTGTCCGCCAGGTAATGTAGATATTTCAGTTCCACGACCACCTTCTCTTCTTGGTAGCCAGAAATCTTCCATCATTGACATATATTTTTTATCATCACGAATTTCACCAGTAGATGCATCATAAGTTAATTTATTACGATACCTAGCCATGACTTCACGAAGATATTGTTCTGCCTTTGCCTTTGGCAAATTACCAACGTCAATATAAAATATTCTTCTTTCTGGAGCTCTTGATAGTCTGTAAATGACGAGACTATCTTCAATCATTCTTAATTGATTAAGAGCCTTAATTGCTTTTTGTAGATAAGAAAGAACAGTTTGTTTATTACGATCAACTAATCCTGATGTGCAATATGCAACAGCGTCCTTTGCAAACTTAACTGCATCCTTCTGTTGACCTGTAACTGCGACTGAACCGTATTGATTTTTCTGATATGAGTGAGGAGTGTATATAAAATATTCTGATAATCCTTCAAAATCTGCGTTTAATGGATCATTACTAGCGCCTGGATTATTGCCTGGCGTGTATTGAATTGCGTTTGCACCACCTTTTTTCTTTTGTTCTCTTACATATTTGATCTTTAGTGCATCAATATATCTAAGTTCTTTAATTCCTTCTTCTGGTTTTTCTAAATCTATAACTTTATGATAGTATATTCTTCCATCTACATACCAATTACGAAATATCTCGTGAGCTTTCTTATCAAAGTCCAACATCTCCTTGATATATTGAAACTCTGAACGAATAAGATCTTTAATATTTGGCCCTACGTTTAAATTTTCAAGGTCAATTTGAACTGGAGAGTCATGTTGGTCTGCAACAATCGCTTCAATTATAATATCCTCTATCGCAGAATCAACTTCGGGATGAAGTGCCATCTCACGATATCTACGAATTAAATCATATTCTGTTTTAAATACGCCCTCTACATCAAGATATTGCCCATAAAATCCAGACGCCAAATAGTAGTCCGCACCGTCCTCATTATTTTTGGGGACAGGCGAGACTACTGATGGTGACGGTTTCTTATACGAATCATCAATTGAGAAACCAAATAATTGTGCCATAGTATAACTCTTATACCTTTAAAGGTATTTATATTATAACCTAAACTATGATATAAATCAACTAGTCAGCTAAAGTTAATCCGCCAGCAGTTTGTACTTCATAGAACAAGTAGTTGAATGTTACTTGGAACTCTTCAATTTGATCTGTTGCACCAAAATCAAGAGGAATAGAACTAACTACGTTTGGATAGATTCCTTCAAACTTATAGATTCTTAAATCTCTTTCAGTATCTCCAGGCCCCTCACCTTGTCTAGTTTTCTGAAATACTCTTGCACTTTTTTGATAAGTTTCTGGGTTGATTGTACCTTGAGCTGTTTGAATGTCATTAATGGAATTACTCCACTTCTCCATTGCATCTCTGATAGAAAATCAGTATCATTGATAATAGTTACTGTCCAAGGGTCAAAGG